CTAGCGCCCTTGCTTCGCTGCGGTTGCTTTCGTGTGTGTGCTGGTCTCGGGTGTTTGTGCCCCCCACATTTCACAGCTGTGTGCTGTTGGCTGCCGGACTGTTTAGGGTGGACACCAATCGCCTTTTATGTCGTTAGGGAACGCTGCACTGGCGACTTACCCCAACAACCTTTCACGTAACTCATCTCGGGTGATTGGGCGCGCCAGCTCTACTCACGTTCCCGTGCTTTATACCAACACAGTGCAATCCCGTATGTGGCCATGGTCGTATTCAATTGTAAGAGATAATTACCTGCGTAAGCCTTGAATGATGGCAATGCCCAGCGACAATAGCAGTAGGTACCAAGCGACAATCAACATGACGCTAAGCGCCTTTCAATGAGCTGTAAATCCTCAGGTCGCCATATGTAGCACTCAGCGTGTGGGTGCAGTATTGACAACCAATGTTCCTGTGCCGGCGAGGTACGACCCTTGGCAGATTTTAACTCGGCAAATATCAGGCCCTTTACTTTGTGGCATAGCACTAAGTCAGGAAATCCGACAGCGCCTGAGGTTAGCCAACGGCCTTTAGCGGTCTGTGTAGGGCTTGCGTGATGGCAATCCCAGCCGTGAATGTAGGCCAAGGCTTTAACTTGCTGCAGGAAAGACGCCTCAGAGATTGGTTTCATTTCTTGTCTTTTCCAAGCATGAACCCGCACATAAACACTGCGCTTAACATGATGACCAGGCTAAATAGGTCAAGCATTAGAACGGTTCCTCTGGGGTGTCATATACCGGCATTTCAACATCGCCATTCTTGAGTGCGTCAATCGCTTTGCTTACTTCAAATTTGGTCATGGTGCCAATGTTGTGCGGCGGCAATTTGCCTGCCTTTTTCAGTTCAGCCTTGTAAAGCCATAACTGCTTTTCACTAGGCAAGTTAGAAGGTTGTGTAATCGTGGTATCTCCGCGAACGACCTTTTGCATTTCCTCACGGCTCGGTTTCTTAGTCCAATCCGCACCGAGATATCCAGCAGCTGCTAAAGCGCGGCCTTGGCTCGAGGTAGCGCAATTCTCAATCCTGCTAGTGGCGTTCACGCCGCGGTCAGCAATCAGTTCTTCTGCGTAGTCCACAGTGGTTGCCTGGGCATCGTTTTTGTCTAGCCACAATGTGGTTTTGATGACGCATCTAACGCCATCGTCAAAGACCAGCTCTGAATGAATAGCGCCATTTGGGTGGTCAATCCAGAAGGCTTTTATGCGCTCTGAAACGGGGGTGTATTCCTCGAGATTAAATGCCACGGGCGTACTCATTTGTTATGCGGTTTAACTCTGCCTCGATGCGCTGCAAAGCCTCTTTGAGCATTCTTATTTCTTGCTCTTTGGCGTAAATCATGTCTGCCACGTCATCATTGTGGGTGTACTCACTCATCTTCTGCCAACTTAACTGTACTCAAATAGTTAAAGCCTTTAGATGGGCCACTGGTGTTGAGTGATGGGTGCCACTCGTTACGGATTGCCTCGGCAATATTTGGTAGGGCATGAAGCGCGCCTACAGCTTCTAACACCAGGCTTGATTCTTTGAATCGAAGCTCAAGCGCCAGGTTATGGCTGAGGTTAGTTAGTTTGGCGATTAGTTCACCTGTTGATGTTTCCATTGTTTTTCCTTTGTTATTTTCCTGATGTTGCTCGCCAGTGACCGAGGCCACCGTTGCGATATAGGTAGCCAGCGACCTTGACATTGCATTCAGCATTGAGCAGTGCCTTGACTACATCCTGTTTCTTACAGACAGCCCGTGTCACAGTAGCCCACGACCCTTGAATCTGAAGCAGTCCCACATCTGGGCGACCCGTGGACTTGCGTACTGGGGATAGTGCGCGCTCAGTACAACGACTTTCCCTGTAGGCGATTTTGCTCATGACCGGCACAACTTTGGCGGGGAAATGCCGAGCGAGTAGGCGTTCCCATTGTGGGCATGAATTAGCAGCTGCACTTGCATGAGCTGGGGTGGATAGGGCGAGGATTAGCGATAGTGCCATGAGTTTCTTAATCAACTCTCTCTACTTCTGTTGGCGGCCCCCATAAGTGCCAAGACTCTGCACGTGTGCAGACTTGGGAATACTCAATCAGGCCTGTGGACAAGTCTGTAAAGACCTGCACCATGGTTTTCTTATCTTTAGACCTTAGGACGATATAGCCCCATGTGGGAAGCATCACTTATTCCAATAGCGGTTGGCAAGCTTGAAATATGCCCAAGAAAGGCACCAGCCGAATAGCACGGCTATGAACATTTGCTCGTGTGTGTAGGTCATTTGTCATACCATTCGCTAGTCATCAGTTCCTGTACTTGGTTAGGCATCAGCACAAAGCCTCGAGAAGGATTATCTGAGCCTCTAGCGAAATCCCGTTTTTGTAGCAGGTCGCGGTTCATGCGTAGATACTTTTTAAGCCGTGGTACTGACACCAAAGTGAAGGCACCAGGGGCGAAACGGTAAGCCCACCATTCTGCTGTGGTCACGTTAATGCCAGAATCCTGCCAGCCACGCCCTGCGGGGTTCTGCTGGGTTTCCACGGCCATGTTGCCATTGCGGTACCTGTCTGATTTAACTTCAATCTGAGCGCCTTGTACAGCGTCAAAGAATTCGATTAGCTCGGCTTCGCCAGCTTTGCCGTAGGCCATGTCCACTGTGAAGTCGAAGGCGGGTTCATATCCATTGGTTAGTTTTGTCATCTTGCTCGCCATTCTCTGTGCCATTGCGCGTGGGCTTTTTTGCATTTAACGCAAGGTGTCTCGCCGTGTCTGAGGTGTCGTTTATACGCTGAACGTGTGCCACATTGGGCCGTAATTGGTTTACTCGGCATTTTGCAACCGTGTCATAAGTACCAAATAATAAGGCAAATGGTAAAGTCTATTTTTGTAAACTACAAAACCTTCGTCAATTAAGTTGTCAATTTCTTGTATGCAGCTTTTAAGAGTTGAGCGTCCAGCCCAGTGCCATCCAGTCATTGTTTGTACGGTGGCACAAAATCCAGTAGTTGTAAGCTTGTTAATTGTTACGCCTCTGTAATTGTAATAACCGGGCTTGATTCGTGTGGCTGTGTGTATGTTTGTTTCCATACAGACACTATAACCACATGTAACCACAAACGCAAGTCAATTTAAAGATTTCTTTTTAGAAGTCGGTGATGAGCCCCCCAATGGAAACAAAGAGGCCCACCACCTAGCCCCAGCACCGCTCAAACAGTGTCTGGGAATCCTTTATGGCTTAGGAAGTGCGCGCCATGCTTTTTCAAATTCCTCTGGGCTGTCCCATTCGTTAGAGATTTCAGCGTGTAGCCAAGCCCCACCAGGTGTACCGGCATTGTCTTTGGAATTAAAGAGTTTGACGCCTTTTTGCCCTGGCCCACGACTGCAGCGATAGCCACGACCCCAGGCGGTTTTGTCCGTTTCGGGCTGTGCAGGGTTGCAAAAACTGTAATCATGCAGCTCACAAAGTAGAAGCGCCTCTGAGTTCTCTACTAGCCATGTCCATGCCTCTTTGGCTTTGGCTCTGCCTTCTCGAGTTGGTGGGAAGCCCATATCAACTGCGTAGCCCGAAGCGTGCACACTCAGGTTTTTAGACCCGCGCATTGGGCGATTGACGTACATACCAAGGTTAGTAAAGCCCCAGCGTTTATTGCACAGCTCGTAGAGTTTCTTAGTTACGGGTGATGTTGAGCCACCGTCCCACGAAGGGTAGAAAGGGTACTTGCGAGCGGTCATACTGGTGGGTCTTTAGGTCGGTCTTTGAGGCCGTTTCCTGCTAATACTCCCAAGAGCCCACCAGTCAGGGTGGCAAGCATTGGCGACAATACAGACCATGCAGCGTCGTCATTGGGTGAGACTTCGAGAGGCTGGGTAACAAATAAAAGGCCGTAGAGCAATGCCAGGATGGAAGCAAGAAAGGCAAGTGTTAAGCCGATGGCTACGACAAAAATTAGTCGTGCTTTGATTTCTTCGTTTGTGTGTCTGTTGTCTGGTTTCATACGCACTTTCCGCCTGTGCCGTATGCGGGGGCTGGTGTTGTT